CCGGCCGCCGGCAAATGGCATGGACCGAGGACACCTACCGGGCCATCCTGGAACGGGTGACCGGGAAGGCGTCGGCGGCGCTGCTGAACGCGAAGGAGCGGAAGGCGGTCCTGGACGACTTCGCCCGGCTGGGATGGCAACCGAAACGCGCCCCGGGCCACCGCCGGCCCGGCGAGGTGCCGCGCGACCGCGCTGCCCTGGTCGGGAAGATCGAGGCGATCCTGGCCGATTCTGGCCGCCCGTGGGCCTACGCCGACGGCTGCGCCCGCAAGATGTTCGGGGTGGATAGCGTCCGGTTTTGCGACGCCGAGCAGCTCCACAAGATCGTCGCCGCCCTGATGTACGACCGCCGCCGCCGCGCCAAGGCCACGCCCCCGGGAGCAGCATGATGACCTATCCATCGTATATCCCCCCTTCCATGGTCATGCTCGTCGAAAAGGTCACCGATCTGGAGTTCGACCCGCTGCTGTGGCGCGACGATCCCGACATGGACGTGGACGCACGGATCATCCGCGATCTGGTGCTGGACCTGACCGGGAATCTGGATTCATGCGCCTGACCTGTCCCTCGTGCGGCGCGATGCACAGCGTCGAGGCGCTGCTGGCCGACGCCAACGCGCGGCGGGCGGTACTGGCCGCGGCGGAGCTGCCCGGCGGCCTGGGCGAGCGGGTGGTGCGCTACGTGGCGCTGTTCCGCCCGCGCGAACGGGCGCTGTCCTGGGACCGGGCGGCGAAACTGCTGGAGGAAATGGCCGCCGCCATCGCCGCTGGCCAAATCGAACGCGACGGTCGGGCCTATCCCGCGCCGCCCGAATATTGGCGCACGGCGCTGGACCAGATGCTGGACGGCCGCGAGCGGCTGGCGCTGCCGCTGAAAACCCACGGCTACCTGTACGAAATCATCGCCGGCCAATCCCGCCGCGCCGACCAGCGCGCCGCCGAACGCGCCGAAGTGGCCGACGAACGCGCCCGGGCCCGTCAGGGCGCGCGCGAGGGCGCGATGCGCGGCGCCGCCGAACTGGCGCAAGGACTGGCGAGCGGCGGGCGTCAGCCCGCTGTTTCCGAATCCCCCGAACCGGCGCCGATCCCGAACCCGAAACAAGGGGCCGACGCCCCCCGCACGCCCCGCCCCCGCCCCCGCACGCCGCCGCCGGCCGACTTTTCCGCGCTGGCGTCGAAACTGCGGGGGGCCTCGACGGAGGAGCCGACATGCTGAACGTGCCCGAACACTATCCAGAAACGCTCGCGGATCTGGCGGTCCTGCTGCACGAACGGCTGGCGCGGGTTCTGGACCCGGCCCGCGCCGCCGTCGTCGCCCTGGAGCTGGCCGAGGACGTGCGCGCGAAATGGGGCGGCGGGGCCATCTATATCCCGCGCGGGGATTCCTTCGAACGATCCCGCCGCGACGCGGCGGTGTGGCGCGAGTTCAACGGCCGGAACCACGTCGATCTGGCGCGCCTTCACGGCTGCACGGTGAAAACCATCTACGAAATCGTCGACCGCGAGCGCGAGCGGCGGCAAAGGGGGCTGTTTTGAAAACGTTTCCGAACGCGACCTGCCCCTACTGCGGCGGCGCTTTCGCCCTGCCCGGCGGACGGCAAACCCGGGTCACCGTCGTCGTCGGCTGTCCGCTGTGCCATCGGAAAGTGCGGGTCACCGTGGGCACTTCAGCGCCCAAGGTGGAACGGCTGGAACAGCCCGTGCATGAAGGGGGCGAAATGCCCGCAAACGCGCATCCCAAGCAAGAGGAGGTTCCAAAATGAAATGCCACGTTTCAATCTGCATCATCGCGCTGTGCCTGGCCGGTCCCGCGGCCGCGCAAACCGTCTACAAATGCCCGCAACCCGACGGCCCACCGAAATACTCGCAGACCCCGTGCGAATCCGGCGGCGACGCGGTCAACCTGAACGTCACCCGCCCGAACGGCGACGGATTGCGCGAGTCCGAACGCGCCTACCTGAACCAGCGCGATCAATACTGGACCGACAAAACGAAGGCCGAGGATGAGGAACGCAAGCGGCAGGAAGCGCTCCGGGTCGAAAAGGAAAAGGCCAAAGCCGCCTACGAACAGGCTGAAGCACAACGCGCGACCGCCGCCGCCATCTGGGCGACGGGGCGGCGGTGGTAATGGAAGGGGGTGCATCCGATGCATCCCCTGGGTGGGATCGTTGGCAGGGTCACTATTCGACAGTGACCCCGCTGGCGCAAATGGTAGGGGGTCTATTCCGTTCAGACCCCTGATGGCTCTTGACCCCTTCCGCCGCGCGGGATTAGACTGAAGCCCTCTCGAAATTCTACGCGGCTTCCATCCCGCGCCCGTCAGTCGTGGTTTTTTTATGCCCGCCCTACGGGTGTTGTGCCCCTCCATGGGGGATGAGGAGCCAGGAATATATCGAATACTGGCCCCGGCTTCGTAGATGCCGAGAGTGAGTCCCCCACCATTCCATGATGGTGGTTCCGCCTCTTAAATCTACGGAGAAAGCCCAAATGGCTGCTCAACTGATCCCTGTCGTATCCGGCCAGATCAACGGCCACCCCGCCCTCACCGTCGATGCCCGCGAACTGCACGCCTTTATGGGCGTTTCAGCGCATTTCAAAGATTGGATCGTCCGCCGCATCGACGACTACGGATTTATCGAGAATCAGGACTATGAGGTTTCGCTCAAATTTGAGCAAAACTCCCATGGAGGCCGTCCTTCCAAGGAATACCGCCTCACCCTCGACATGGCCAAGGAGCTGGCGATGCTGGAACGCACCGAAAAGGGCCGGATGGTGCGGCGCTACTTCATCGACTGCGAGCGCATGGCGCGCGGCCAGCACGATCAAATCGCTCGCCTGCGCGCGCTGGTGTTCGAACTCAAGCCGGAATACGGCGTGATCGTGCGGTGTCGCGCCGCCGGGCTCACGCTGATGCAAACCGCCGGCGCCGTGGGTTGGGGCGAAAAACGGATTCGGTTGGCGCAACGCATCATGCTCGATGCCGGCCTGCTCCCGGCCCGCGCCTCCCAACTGTCGCTGCTGGAGGGCTGATCCATGTCCCGCGAGCTCTGGCAGTGGAAACAGGCCTTGATCGAACGCAGCCGCAAGACCCTCATCGCCCGGCTGGAAACCCAGCGGCGGCGCGAAATCGAACGCTGCCACCGCGAATGGTCCGACCGGCTGCGCGGCCCGGACCTCCAGCGCGCCCTGCGTCACGAGGGGGTGCTCCGATGACCGACGACGAACGCGAAAAGCGCGACCGGCTGGACGACGCCCGCCGTGCCCTGGGCTGCCTGAGCGACGTGCTCGTGCACGTTCCCCCGGCTCCCGAGGGCGACCTGCATTGTCTGGACCCGGAAAACCTGGCCGGCTTCCTGCGCCTCGTGCTGGCCCAGTTCCCCACCGATTGACCCGGCTGATTTTTACCCCCGTAAATAGCGGGTAATCCGATTTTTGGACAGGCTCCAGGGAATCGTTTCCCGGAGCCTTTTTCATGTCCGATCCCATCCCCCTGTACGTCGATCGCGCCGCCCGCCAGCATGGCCTGCCCATCGCCCTCGTGCGCGCGGTGGTCGAGGTGGAATCCGGCGGCGATCCCTGGGCCATCCGCTACGAACCCGGCTTTTACGACCGTTACGTGCGCGACCTGAAAATCTCCCCCCTCTGTCCCTGCTCGCTCCAGACCGAACGCATGGCCCGCGCCACCTCGTGGGGGCTGATGCAGATCATGGGGCAGAAAGCCCGCGAAATGGGCTATGCCGAACCCTTCCTCAGCCGGCTGTGCGAGCCCGATTTCGGGCTGGAATACGGCTGTCGGTTTCTGGCCGCCCTGGCGAAACTCCACCTCGACCGCCTCGGCTACGCGGGCGTCGCCGCCGCCTACAACGCCGGCAGCCCCCGCAAAAATCCCGATGGAACCTACGTCAATCAGCCCTACGTGGAAAAAATCCGCCAGGCGGGGGGGCTATGAACTGGCTGCTGAACCGATTGCGCGAACCCTCCACCTGGCGCGGCCTGATCTGGCTGGCGACCGCGTTCGGCGTCACCCTGAAACCCGAAGTCTGGGAGCAGGTGACCGCCGTCGGCATGGCCATGGCCGGACTGATCGGAGTGCTGACCCATGATGATCCCAAGGCGGTCCAGCTCCAGTTGCCCCCCATCGACCTGGTCGGAAAACCCGAAGGGGACGACGCGGCCGGCGCTGGAGCGGTGCCTGTTTCTGACGCTGCGGTTCCTGCTGCTGGTCGAGGTGCTGTACATCCTGGTGAGTATCAGCCTCGGGTGCGCGTCGTCCGCCCCGCTGAAATGCCGGCCGAGCGCGGACGTGGACCTGGCCCGGCTGATGGAAGTCCGCCGGCTGGATGGAACGGTTGAGGCCGTCTGGATGCGCTGCGAACGTAAATTCTGAAGGAGTCCGAAATGAGTCCATGGGTGAAATTCATCCTCCCGAAAATCGGCCAGTCCATCGCCGGCGCGCACTGGAGCACGATCGTGTCGCGCGTGTCCGCGCTCGGCGCCGATTCGTCGCTGACCGGCGCCGAAAAACGCGAGCGGGTCAAGGATTTCGTACTCGAATGCGGCGCCGAACTGGCCGGGTTCGTGCTGAATCTGGCCATCGAGGTCGCCGTGGCCTGGTTGGCCGGCCAGCAGAAAATTGACGTGGGCGGCGCCAAATGACCGCTCTGCTGGATTTTCTGGAGGCGCTGGCGTGGTTCGTCCTGCTGCCCTGGACCCTGTACATGTTCGCCCCGTTCGGGCTGGCGTGGCTGATCGGCACCCTGCTGGGCGCGCCCGGATGACGATCTCGCTCGATCACTGGCAGCTCCTGAGCCTGATCGGCCTCATCCTGGCCACCATCGTCGGGGCCGGCCGGGTGCTGTTGTCCCAGGTGGAACGCCGGCTGGACCTGCGTTTTTCGTCGATGGAGGCCAGCCGCCAGGCCGCCACCGAAGTCTGGCGCACCAATTTCGAGGGGCTGGAAAACATCACGCGGGAGAACGAACGCCGCCTGACCCAGCTCGCCATCGATCTACCGATGCACTACCAGCGCCGCGAGGACGCCGTGCGGCAAGAGGTCGCCATCATCCACCGGCTGGACGCGCTGAGCGTGAAGGTGGACGCCGCGCTGCGCTGCGACCTGCGCGCCTGCCCGCTCCGCGACAGCCACCCCAATGGAGGCCACCCGTGACCGCCCTGCCGTTCGACCCCGAAAAACAGCATCGCGAGACGCTGCGCTGGCTGATCCTCCTGACGCTGAACTCCGCCCGCCCCCTGGGCGCCGGGGAGCTGCTCATTCAGAACACCGTCCGCGCGGCCGTGCCCGACGCCACGCCGCGCGAGATTCGCATGGAGCTGGACTATCTGCTGGAACGCGACCTGATCCACCTGGAAGGCCGCGACTCGCCGCAGTGGCGGGCGAAGCTGACCCGGCATGGAGTGGACATCGCCGAATACACCGTGGACTGTCAGCCGGGCATCGCCCGGCCGCCGAAATACTGGGAGGCGTGATGCCTCCCCCGTCGAAGGTTTCACTCCTCCCTGAGGCCGTTCGCCGCGAGCTGGACGCAAGGCTCGTTCGCGGCGCCTTTTCCGGCTATTACGCGCTGTCGGATTGGCTGAAGGAACAGGGATTCGACATCGAAAAAACCGCCATCCACAAGCACGGCCAGAAGCTGAAGCGCCGGCTGGACGCGATCAAGACCTCGACCCAGGCGGCGCAACTGCTGGCGGATACCGTGCCCGACGAATCCGGCGCGCTCAGTTCGGCGGTGCTGGCCCTGGTGCAAACCGACATGTTCGATCTCCTGGTGAACCTCCAGGAAGCCGAAGACGCCGACCCGGCCGCGCGGGTGAAGCTGCTCGGCAACGCCGCCCACGCCATGGCCGACCTGGCCCGCGCCTCGCTGGCACAAAAGAAGTGGGCCGAAGACCTGAAGGCCCGCGCCGAGGCCGCGGCGACGGCGGTGGAGTCCATCGCCCGCACCGGCGGGCTGAGCGCGGCCGTGGTGGCGGACATCCGCCGCGAGATTCTGGGCATCGCCGCATGAGACGGAAAAAGCCCGCCGCGCCCGTTCCGGCCGTGCTGCCGGATACCTCGGGGACCGCCGCGCCGCCGGTGATGCTGCCGTATCAGGCGCGGTGGATGGAGGATCGCTCCCCGCTGAAAATCGCCGAGAAATCGCGCCGCACCGGCCTGACCTGGGCCGAGGCCGCCGACGACGTCCTGACCGCCGCCGCCGCCGCCGGGCAGAACGTGTACTACATCGCCTACAACCAGGACATGACCATCGAATACATCCAGGCGTGCGCCATGTGGTCGCGGGCGTTCGACTACGCCGCCGGGGAAATCGAGGAGGGCATCTGGGACGACGAGGCCGACCGCGACAAGGCCATCAAGACCTTTACCATCCGCTTTCCCAGCGGCTTTCGCATCGTGGCGCTGTCGTCCCGCCCCACGAACCTGCGCGGCAAGCAGGGCGTGGTGGTGATCGACGAGGCCGCGTTTCACGACCATCTGGACGAACTGCTGAAGGCCGCGCTGGCGCTGCTGATCTGGGGCGGGTCGGTGCGGGTGATCAGCACCCACAACGGCGCCGACAACCCGTTCAACGGGCTGATTCAGGACGCCCGTGCCGGCAAGCGCGGCGCCAAGGCCAGCGTCCATCGCATCGAATTCCAGCAGGCGGTGGCCGATGGCCTGTACCGCCGCGTGTGCGCCCGCCTGAACCGCCCTTGGACCGCCGAGGACGAAGCCGCCTGGGTGGCCGAAGTGTACGGGCTGTACGGCGACGCGGCGGCCGAGGAGCTGGACGTGGTGCCCAGCAGCGGCGAGGGCGCGTTCCTGTCCACCGTGCTGATCGAGGCCCGCATGGTGCCCGCGCCGGTGTTGCGCTGGAGCTGCCCGTCGTCGTTCGCCGCCCTCGACGACTTCACCCGCTGGCGCCACGCCCAGGACTGGATCGGCGCCAATCTGGCCGGCTGTTTGGACGGCCTTAACCCCGATTTACAGCACTATTACGGCATGGATTTTGGCCGGTCGGTGGACCTGACCGCCATCGTCCCGGTGGCCGTCGGCGGCGACCTGGTTCGCCGCGTTCCGTTCCTGATCGAACTGCGCAACGTGCCGTTCCGCCAGCAGGAGCAGATTCTGATGGCGATGATCGACCGGCTGCCCCGTTTCCAAAAGGGCGCGCACGACGCGCGCGGCAACGGCCAGCAGCTCGCCGAAACGATGCAACAGAAATATGGATCGACGCGCATCGAAGCGGTCATGCTGAGCGAGGAGTGGTATCGCGCGAACATGCCGCCGCTCCAGGCCGCGTTCCAGGACGGCGCGCTGTGGATTCCGAAGGATGCCGACGTGCGCGAGGATTTGCGGGCGCTGCGGCTGATTCGGGGCGTCGCGCGCATCCCGGAGAACTATCGCGGAAAGGGCAGCGACGGCAAATCCCGCCATGCCGATACCGCCATCGGGCTGGCGCTGGCGCACTATGCCACCCGCACCCCGCTGGAGCTATACGACTATCACCCGGTTCCGCGCCGCGCACCCGCCGCGCCGCCGCTGGCCGACACCCCCCCCCGCCGCGCCGAAACCGGGCCGTTTTCCCGGCATGGCTTCGAACGCGGGAGACTCTGAGACCACCAACACAACCCAAGGAATGCCATCATGGCCAATCCCGATTTTTCTACTCTATTCGCCGTCTACCCGAATCGAAACGCCGAGCTGCGCATGGTCGCGAAAGCCTGCTATGAATTCGGGAAAACCGTCTCACAAGAGGCCGACGCGGCCCTGTCCAGCGGAATGCACGAGCACGCCATCGCCCGGCAGGAAAGCTACATGGCGTACATCGAGAGCATGGTCGACGCCATGAAGGCGAAGCCGATTCCCGATTTGCCGGCCACGCATCCGACCGGATTCAACGTCAATCTGTCGCAGCCCTACGACTTTTTCGTCGTGGATATCAACGGCGAAAAGGTGCCGCTGAACGAGCAGACCCAACTGCTGGCCGAATACTGGATGATCACGGCCGTGGAGCTGGTGAAGTCGCAAAGCGCCTCCATGGCCGGGTCGCTGACCGATTTCGACCACAAGCGCGCCAAGAACAACCTGGGCGTCATGCGCAAGCTGCTGGTCGAAATGACGAAGCGCCCGCCGCTGGATTTGCCGGAAACGTCCGCGCCGGGTTCCGAACTCGCGCCGGCGCAACCGGGCGGCGAGAAACACTGATCGAAGTTCCCCGCGCGTTCGCGCGGGTAGTTCATCTATGACCATTCCCCCGGCGTTGGGGGGAATGGTTCCGCTGGAGGCTGCACCATGGCCCGCATTCTCGGACCCGACGGCCGCCCGATCCGAATCGGCGACCTGTCGCGTGAAATCGCGCGCGTCAGCCAGACCGGCGTCCGCCGCCGGCTGACCGATGCCGTCGCCCCCGGCCTGACCCCGGAAAAGCTGGCCGGCATCCTGAGCGCCGCCGTCGCCGGGGACGCGCACGCCTACCTGACCCTCGCCGAGGAGATGGAGGAGCGCAGCCCGCAGTATGCCGGCGTGCTCGGCACCCGCCGCCGGGCCGTGCTCGGGCTTCAGCGCACCGTGGAGGCCGCCAGCGACGACGCGCGGGCGGTGGAGATGCGCGACGCGGTCGAGGCGCATCTGGTGCGCCAGCCCGCGTTCGGCCGCCTGCTGGCCGCGCTGCTGGACGCCCTGGGGAAGGGCTACAGCGCGGTGGAGGTGCGCTGGGATACCGATCGCGCGCCCTGGGCGCCGCGCGATCAGTTCCGGACGCTGCGGGCCTACGAGTGGCGCGATCCCCGCCATTTCCGCTACGACCGCATCACCGGCCGCGAGCTGCGCCTGCTGGACGACGCCGACCCGGTGGAGGGCATCCCCCTGCCGCCGTGGCGCTTCGTCGTGCACGAGCCGCAACTGAAGCTGGGCCTGCCCATCCGCGCCGGGCTGGCCCGGCTGGTGGCGGTGGCCTATATGTGCTCGCACTACACGCTGGAGGACTGGCAGGCGTTCGCCGAGGTGTTCGGGATGCCGCTGAGGTTGGGCCGCTACGGGCCGAACGCCAGCGCGACCGACATCGGGACGCTGATCGATGCCGTGGCCGGCATGGGGTCCGACGCCGCCGCCGTGCTGCCGGAATCGATGCGCATCGAGTTCGTGGACGGCGCCAGCGGCACCGGCGCGGGCGATTTGTTCGACAAGCTGAGCGACCGGCTGGACAAACTGATTAGCAAGGCGGTCCTGGGCCGTTCCGACGTGGCCGACGCCACGGCCGGCAAGCTGGGCGGGGAATCGCTGGCGTCCGAGGTGGTGCGCGAGATTCTGGAATCGGACGCGGAAGAACTGGCGAATACGGTGAACGAGCAACTCGTGGAGCCGTTCGTCCGCATGAACTGGGGTCCGCAGGACGCTTATCCGCGCATCGTGCTGCTCGTGCCCGACGATGAGGACCTGGCCGGGCTGACGGTCATGTTGGAAAAACTGGTGCCGCTCGGCCTGGAAGTCGAGCAGAGCGTCATCCGCGACAAATGGGGCCTGCCCGATCCCGAACCCGGCGCCAAGCTGCTGGGCGCGCC